TACCGAACCTGCTGAAATAAGGGATGTGGAAATATCGTCAGATGCTAACAGCGTTGATTTTCCTTTTGAGGACGCAGAAGTTAAGCCTGTAGAGTGAGGGATAGCTTATGACATTAAAGTGTTTGGGGACGGGGAGTAGTGGAAACTGCTACTCCCTGACAGACAAAGAAGGAAACATCCTTTTGTTGGATGCCGGAATAAACGTCAAGGATATAAAAATCGGGATTGATTTTCAGATTGCAAAGGTTAAAGGTGCTTTGATTACGCATCATCATAGGGATCATGCCACAGCAGCAAGGGATTTGGAGAAGATGGGTGTAAAAATCGTAGCCCCATATATAGCTAAACCCAAAGACAGTTATTTTGGTGGGTTTATGGTCAGGTATTTTGCACTTACGAATGGTGATAACACCTATGTTCATAGTAACCCTGACGGCAGCGAGTGTCCGATATTTGGCTATCTGATTTTGCATGACAAAGAACCTTTAAGGATGCTTTACATCACAGATTGCGAGTTCGTCAAGTGGAAATTTAGCAATATGAATACCCTGCTGTTAGGTATTGATTATCTGGATGAAAAGATAGCAAACGAACAGAATGAATTTAAGCGTAGGCACGTTATAAACGGTCACATGGAACTTAAAACGGGAGTGGACTTTATAAAGGTCACAGACCGGGATAAAACACTTAAAAATGTGATTATCGGGCATTTATCTGAGGATAATTCGGATTACAAAATCTTTGAAGAAGAAATTAGCAAGGTTACGGCTGCAAACATAGCCTTTGCAAAGAAGGGAGAAACATACAACTTATGAATACCTGTTGTTTTTTAGGATTTATAAAGTCAGACCTCAGAGTTAAGAATGATGGTTCTGACGAGAAAAAGAAGAAATGTATTGAGTTTACACTTGCGATTCCGAGGGTAAAACATAGAAATTCATACCTGACTATACCTGTAGTAACGTTTGGGAATATAGCAGACGTACTTGAAAAGTATTTCAAGAAGGATGAAAAAATATCACTTGTGGCTCAGGTAGATCAAAGCATTTTTACGGATGAAAACGGCAAGAAAGTTTATCGCACCGTATTTACGGCCACACAGATTTACTTCCCGGATAAAAAGGAAGTTGCCCCGGGAAAAGTTGTTAAGGGGATAAAGGTTGCGGATGATGTTGAAATCTTAGATGACAGCCAACTTGAACAGACCGCCTTTTTCGTTCCTGATGATGAAGAATGATACCCCCTGTATTATGTACCCCCTGTAGTGCTCGAGAAGCACCTATTTAGACGTTTTCTGCCTAAAAAGGATAAAACATACCACCGCACAACAAACAGGGTTTAAAAGGACAATTTGAAACGGAGTAAAAAATGATACTTCTTGAAGATACCCGGCAGCAATCCGGGAAACATGATTTAAAACACAAATGGTTTGAAGAACACGGCATAGAGATTCGCAGAACGAAATTGTGGGTTGGTGATTACACACTTCCTGCTAATCAGAGCATTTGCATAGATTCAAAAATGGCGATTTCAGAGCTTATTCAGGATGTTCAAACGGATCACGTTAGGTTTAGGGCAGAGTTAGTTAGGGCTAAAGAAGCCGGAATTAAGTTGTATATCGTAATCGAAAACGAGGGCAGGTATGTTGATTATCGTAAGACTATCTGGAACGCAACGGTCAGATGTATAGATGATCTTAACTCTTGGAAAAATCCCCGTTTGTATATCAAGAAAAATGGCAAGCCTGTTTATCCGAAAGCTATGCCCGGTACTCAGCTTGCAAAGATATGTCACACAATGGAAGAACGATATGGCTGTAAATTCCTTTTCTGCAAGCCAGATGAATCGGCAAAACTGATTATAGATTTGTTACAAGGAAAAGAGGGTGGTTAAAGTGGCGGAACGCAGGATGTTCGCTAAGACAATAGTATTAAGTGACGCATTTTTAGATATGCCATTGGGGGCAAGATGTTTGTATATGACTATGGGGATGGTGGCAGATGATGATGGTTTTGTTAATTCCCCAAAGGCAATTATCCGACAAACAGGTGCTACAGAAGATGATCTTAAAATTCTGATTGCTAAAAGGTTTGTTATTCCTTTTGAATCAGGCGTAATTGTTATTAAGCATTGGCGTATCAACAATTATCTCCAAAAGGATAGAGTGCAGCCTACTAAATATCAAGAAGAACTTGGTCAACTTTTGGTAGAAAAAAACGGTGCTTATACAGAATGTATACATGATGTATACACAGAGAATGTATACACAGATAAGAATAGTATAGATAAGGATAGTATAGATAAGAATATATATATTGTCGGTGAACCGACAACAGAAAAACCGAAAAAAGATTCTTACATGGAAAAAGTTGAGGAAATTCTAAACTATCTGAATGGAAAAACAGGAAAGAAATTCACATCCCGGAGTAAGTCAAGCGTCAAGATGATTAAGGACAGATTAAGAGAGGGTTACGTTGTAGATGAATTTAAGGCTGTTATTGATAACAAGACAGCAGCTTGGGGTAATAACCCGGATATGAAAGTTTACTTACGTCCTGAAACCTTATTCAGACCGTCCCACTTTGATTCTTACCTGAATGATGTTGAGGATGAAAAGGCAAGGCAAAAAAGAAAGGCAGAAGAAATAGATGCAAAGCAAAACGCAAACTACGGAAGTCATTGGACAGACCACTTCTTTGACGCAGAACAAGTGTGAGTATTGTCACGGAACAGGCATATATATGTTTACGCAAAAAGCGTCAGTATATGCCAAAGAGAACGGGTTAGACCACATCTACGGCAATAAGGATTTTGATGTTTGGGTTAGTAAAAAATGCCCGTTTTGTGATGGTGGTTTTGCCGAGGATGTTAAGGAAGTCCGTAAGAACTCAGATATTCCTTCAAGTTTCTACGATAAGCGTATGAAGGACTTTGATTGGAACGCTTATGTTCGTGATGATGGCACTATGATTGATACAACACCGACACAGCGAGGCGTTGAAGCATTTATAAATCAGTTTGATGCTTGGGAAAAGAAAAATATCGGTTTGTATATCTGCGGAAAAACTAAAGGTTCTGGAAAGACATTTCTTGCGTCCTGTATCTGTAACGAGCTGATGTACTCAAAGGCAATCAGGACGAGGTTTGTAAGAGCGTCAGAACTGATAGACATTTCACAATCCGGCGATAAAAACGCTTATGACGAATACAAGCGTAATCCTATGAAACTGATTTATGAATGTAAGTTCTTGGTAATAGATGATCTTGGACAGAAGAATACAGGTAAGGAATGGTTAGAAGATGAATTGTTTAAGCTCCTTGATTACAGAATGACAAACGGACGCATGACAATAATCACATCTAATCTGGATATAAAACAGTTACCGTTTAATGAACGTATAAAGGACAGACTTGAAAAGATCACAGTTGAAATGCACTTGCCGGAAGTATGTGTGAGAACTAAAGAGGCAAGGGAAAATAGGCAAAAACTTTTCAAAGAATTAGGTCTTACAGGTGACAGGAAGGAGTAAGCATGGGAAAAGCGACACAGAAAGTTTTAGTTCTTAAATACTTACATGATTTTGGTTTTATTACATCATGGCAGGCATTTAAAGATTTGGGGATTACAAGATTGGCAGCGAGAATTTGGGAATTGAAAGATATGGGTTACATCTTTAAGGAAGAACGTGTTGAAACTAAAAACCGTTATGGTTTGCCGTGTCATTACAAGAAATACATCCTTGTCGGCAACATCTACGAGGGGGTAGCTACTACATGAGCAAACTAAGTAAAGAAGAATTAGCGCGTTATCAGGGTGCTAATTGGATTTTGGATAAAATCAAGGCTGTCGGCATAGATGAAGCTGAAAAAGACCTAATAATGCGTGGGGCAAGGAATATGCCTTTGGCGGTTAAAGATACAGATTTGAGAAAATTTGAGCAGACAGATAAAGCCAATACTATTAAGGCTATGCTGCTGATAAGTATTTACTGCATACATGATGC